CAACTCGCGCAAGCACGCCAGCACCGTCGTGCTGGAGCGCGACCGCCAGCTCGACATCCTCTACCAGGGACGCTGGCCGTTCGCGCCCATGATCGAGGGCTCGACGGCCCTCGTGAACGACCTCAACGAGTACTACAAGATCGACCAGGAGATGTACCCGCGGTGACGGATCCGGCCTTCATCTTTACCGATGACGAGCGCGCGAACCTACAGGCCGCGGTCGCTCAGTCGATGGTCGATATCTGCGTCATCCATACGAGGGAGGAGACGCAAAGCGCCAGCGGGGAGGTCCTGCCCACCTACGTCGATTCGGACCCGACGCCCTGCCGCTACTACGCTCTGCGGAGCAGGTTCACCGCCGGACCCGAGTTCATCCTGGTCGACATCGACGCTCGCTGTGTCCTGCCGGCCGGCACGGCGGTCTCCTCCCGGGACCTCATCACGATCACGCATCGGCTGGGTGCCCTCCTGGCCACCCCGCTCCAGTACGACGTGCACGGCGACCCGACCCCGGGGATCATGTCCACCGAGGTCGCCCTGGCGGAGCACCACCTGTGAGCGTCGAGATCCTCGGCTTCACTGAGCTGAAGGGCAAGATGCTCAAGATCATCGACCGGACCGTTCCCGCGGCCTCTACGGCGGCGCTGGCCGGCGCGATGGTTCTGGAGCGAATAGAGAAGCTGAAGTGCCCGGTCGGCCACAACTCGCAGGGCGTGAACCTCAGGAGTACCATCCACAGCGTCATCGAAGGCTCGGACTCCGCCCTTGTCGGTCCAAACAGCGAGCACGCCATGTACGTCGAGTTCGGGACCGGACTGTTCACCGACTACCCGGGAGCCTCACCGCACAGGATCGTGCCGGTCAAGGCGCAGGCGCTGGCCTGGCCGCAGCCCAACCCGACCAACTTCGCGGCCTCCATCGCCGGTATGCACCCGCAGCCGTTCGTGCGGCCGGCCTTCGCGGAAGGCCGCGACCAGGCGCTGAAGACGACCGAGAAGGTCTACCTGGCCGAGATCGAGAAGGCGGCGAAGCTGTGACCCTGACCGCGGGCATCGATCTTCATCTTGAGGTCGGCGCGGACCTCCGCGGCCTACCGACCTCGGACCCGATCACGGTCGCCCTGGCGGACGCCTTCGCGGCCGGCGGCATCACCTGTTATCCCGGGTTCCTCCCGCCGGGGACGGCCGATGACCCGTTCGAGCGTTACCCGTGCGTCACCTACCGCCAGATCAGCGGCGGACGCGGCTACGCACACGACGGCTTCACCGGCCGGCGCAACCCGCTGTGGGAGGTCAACGCCTGGGCGAGGAGCTACGACGCGGCGCGGCTCCTGGCGGAGGACGCGATGGATGCCTTGGAAGCGGCGCTCGACGCCGAGCTGACCGCGACGAAGGACGACCGCGAGCCACAGACCGGCGCGACGCGAGTCATCCTGACCGTCAACGTGTGGATGTGAGGGAGGCCGAATGGGCACCGAGAAGCGACCGCGGGGACGGGTAGTCACCCCTAGGCAAGACGACGCGCTGGCGACCCCTCCAGCGGCCGCACGGACGAGGCCCGCGGCGGTCCCTCTCTCGTACCGCATCGGGACGTGGGGAGGCGTCCCCAACTACTCCTGCAAGCGCTGCCCGTTCGCCACTACCGACCGCGCCGACATGGTTCTCCATGTCGCTAGGCGGCACGGGGCGGAGACGCGGGAAGGCAAAGGCGATACCCACTCCTGAGGAGGAGACATGACCGAGGCCATTCGTTCACACGGGGCTCTGCTCCAGCTCGGGGACGGCGGTATCGCCGGCTCCCCCATCACCATCACCTCCACCGGTGCGGACCCGTGGGCTACGCTCGTCCTGACCGAAGCTGTCCACGGCCTGAAAGATGGCGACCCGGTCCTCATCGCCGGCGTGGCCGGGACCGGCGCGACCGCCGCCAACGGCTCCTGGCGGATCCGCAAGGTCGGGACTAAGGCGTTCACCATCCCGGTCGCCACCACCGGGGAGGGAGCCGGCGGCACCGCGACCCCGGTCGCGGAGACCTTCACGACCGTCGCTCAGGTGGGCGATATCAAGGGGCCGACCGCCTCCAGCACCAAGCTGGACGTGACCACGCACGACGCGCAGGACGACTACGAGCGCTTTCTGATGACGGTGAAGGCCGGCGGTACCGTCACCTTCCCGATCAACTGGATCGCCAGCAACGCCGCGCACAAGGCCATCATCGACGCCTTCGAGGATGAGCTGATGCACAACTGGCGTCTGATCCCGCCGGACGACCCGGACGACCCGACCATCATCGCCTTCGCCGCGGCGGTGCAGGCCCACAGCCTGGACCTGCCGGTGCATGGCGTCATCAAGAAGGACATCACACTGGAGATCAGCGGCAAGCCGCAGTACACCTACGCCGGGAGCTGACACACATGAGCGATGAGCGGACCCTGACCCGTGAGGAGATTCTGGCCGCGCCCGATGTGGCGATTGAGCGGCTGGAGGTCCCGGAGTGGGGCGGAGTGGTTTACCTGAAGGCGCTGACCGCGCGGGAGCGCGACGCCTATGAGATCAGTTGTCTCAAGACCAACCGCCAGGGCAAGCGCGAGTTCGACGGACGTAACGTACGCGCCAAGCTCGCCTCGCTGACCCTGGTGGACGAGAGCGGCGCGCGGCTGTTCTCCGAGGAGGACATGAACGCCCTCGGTCGGAAGTCGGCCAAGGCGCTCGACCGGATCTTCGACAAGGCCACCGACATGAACGGCCTCAGCGAGCGGGACCGGGAGGCGCTGGAGGGAAACTCGAACGGCCAGGACGACGATTCATCTTCCGACTCGCCCTGGCCTGTGGTCGAGCCGACATCGGACGATTCACCAGCGAGTTCTCATCCCGGGAGCTGAGTGAGTGGATGGAGTACGAGAAGCTGGAGCCGTTCGGGCCGCGGCACGAGGACCTGGCCGCGATCCTGGCCGGCGCGCATCTGCTAGCGGCCTGGACGGGCAAGCAGATCGACGTGCAGGCGATGGCCGACCAGCTCCTGCCGGAGCAGGAGGAGGACTCGACCTCGACCTTCGAGGACCTGGCGCGGGCACTCGGCGCGGAGGGACTCCGTGACGCTGGGTGAGCTGATCATCCGCATTAAGGCCGACGTGGCCGGCGCTCAGGCCGGTTTCATGAAGGTCAACGCTGGCCTGGCCACGGTGGACGCGCACGCGGAGGAGACGAAGGCCAAGTGGGCCGGCATGCAGAGCACCATCAACAAGGGCGCTCTGATCGGCGCGGCGGTCATCGGGGTCGCCGCGGTCGTGGTCGATAAAGCCGTGAAGGGTTACGACCAGTACGCGGCCGGAGTCGAACAGCTCACGAAGGTCTCCGGCATGAGCACCAAACAAGCCTCCCTGCTGACTGCTGAGAACCTGCTGCTGACCGGCTCGACCAGCGTGAACGCGATGGCCGTTAAGACATTCACCAGCAACCTCGGCAAGGCGCAGGAGGGCGGCAAGGCGCAACTCAAGCAGTTCGCGGATCTAGGAATCACGCTCAAGGACTCCAAAGGTCACTGGCTGGATATCGGAACGGTCTGGGATGAGACGCGCACGAAGATGTCTGAGATGACCAACACGGCCCAGCGGGGGACCGCGATGACGGCCCTCTTCGGGCGCGGCGCGGTCTCGATGGCGAAGTACCTGACGCTCCCTCAGGCGGAGCTAGACAAGCTCGACGCCAAGATCAAGACGTCGGGCGCGGTCCTGGATGACGCCCGGATGAAACAGTACCACCAGTTCGAGATCGCCCAGAACACGCTCAAGGGAGCCATCGGTCTGCTCGGCCTCCAGATCGCACAGGGCCTTCTCCCGGTTCTGACGAAGCTGACCGGCGGGGTGACGTGGCTCCTCGTGCAGTTCAACAAGCTGCCGGGCTTCGTCAAAGAAGGTGGCGCGGCCTTCGTCCTGGCGGCGGCCGGCGCGGCGGCCCTCCTGTGGGTCGTCAGTAAGATGATCGGCGTCTACGGCACTATCACCGGGTTCATAGCCAAGCACACCGCGGCGCAGGTGGCCGACACGGTGTCGGCCACGGCAGATACCGGGGCGAAGGCAGCGCACACCGCGGCCGAGGTCGCGGATGCCGGGGCCGCCACCGCCAATACCGGCGCGCTGGCGGCGAACACCCTGGCCGAGGAAGCTAACGGCATGGGTGCAGGGGCAGCGGGGATGGCGCTCGAAGCCCGTACCGCGTTCCTGATAGGCGACACCACGGCGACCGAGGCGAACACCGTAGCGGAGGTCGCTAACAGCCGGAGCATGATGGCCTCGTTGGGACTCTACGGCCTGATCGCCGCCGGGATCGCGGTCGACATCGTGCTCGTCGACAAGGCGGTCCGCGCCTATCAGGCGATGCGCCAGGCCATCGATCAAGCGGCGGAGGCGGCGCGGAACGCGCAGAGTGCCCTCAACAAGGCTCCCGACGCGGCGTTTCAAACGAACAACCCGAAGATGGCCTCCAACCAGAGTCGGGCGCAGATCCAGAGCGAGATCCACTCGGACTCCTACAAGCCGCCGTGGTACAACCCGTTCACCTGGGCGAGCGGCGTCGACACGGACGTGACCAAGCCAACCTACGCCCTCATCGGGGAGGCCGGCCCGGAGCACGTCACGGTAACGCCGGCCGGCAAGAGTCGGCCGGGGATGGGAGACCTGACGGTGAACATCAGCATCGGAAACGTCAATGGGACGGACGAGCAGGCGGCGCGCTCCCTGGCGGAGCGCACCGGGCAGATCCTTACCCAGCAGATCC